TAAATTTATCGCTGATCATCGAAAATCAAACACAAAAATCAACGGCATACCGACAAGTAACGGAAAATACAACCTTGTTTTATGCCAACCACGAGAAGAATTGACTGAAGCTAGAAAAAAACTTGCAAAAACTGATTATTATTCATATTGGGACAAAAATTATCTTAAAGATGTGTTAGAAGAGGATTATAAGATCGTTGAAATTAATATTTCACCAGAGTTAGATTAAAATGGGTGATCATTTACTACTTGATGTCTATGATTGCACGTTTGATCAGTTAAATTCTGTTCATTTTCTTCGTTCAATCTTTACAAAAGCAATTTTAAAGTCAAAAATGACAATTTTGAACGAATATAGTCATAAATTTTCTCCTTATGGTGTTACAATGTTATTTGCACTTGCTGAAAGTCATGTTTCTTGTCACACTTGGCCTGAAAAGGGTTGTTTAAGCGCTGATTTTTACACTTGTGGTGAAAAAGATCCAAAAATAGCTGCTAAATACATCATTGACAACTTATATTCGATAGATTATCAAATTCGTGAGATAAAAAGGTAAAAAATAGGTATAAATAAAACAGGAAACTTTTTGTGTATATAGTGGCTTCTAAGGCATTCAGAGATATTAACTTATCATTCAAACGTCATCCTGTAACGAATGACCTTGTGACTCTTCGTGATGAGGATGCAATTAAGAGGTCTGTTAAAAACATAATTTTTACAATTCTCGGTGAGAAACCATTTGAACCGAATTTTGGATCAGTGATTAATGAATCACTCTTTGAATTAAATACATCTTTGGAACAAATAAGAATTCAAGATGAAATTCAATCATCTTTGTTGAATTATGAACCAAGAATTGATAATATAATAGCAACTGTGACAGTTATTCCTGATTCACATGAAATGAATTGTACAGTTCAATATGATATTGTTGGTATTCCATCACCAACGCAAGAAGTGGATGTTCTCATTTTCCCAGCTAGAGTATAATGGCTTTCGGTCAATACGTTAATTTAGATTTTGATCAAATTAAACAGTCTATCAGAGATTATCTGAGGGCGAATACAAATTTTACTGATTATGATTTTGAAGGGTCAAACCTTTCAATCATTATCGATGCCTTGGCATATAATACATATACGACTGCCTATAATACGAATATGGCAGCGAACGAGTGTTTTCTTGACTCTGCAACCCTTCGAGAGAACGTTGTGGCGCTTGCTAGAAACATTGGGTATGTGCCAAGATCAAGTCGATCTGCAAGAGCAAGAATATCTTTTACTGTCAGTGGTTTAACTGAGACATCAACACTTACTTTAAACTCTGGTATTGTTTGTAATGGTTCTGGTGATAATACAAATTACATATTTTCTCTTCCAGAGAATATTACAATTCCAGTAGTGAATGGAGTTGGTAATTTTAATAATATTGAGATTTACGAAGGTAATTTTGTTTCACAGGAATTCACTGTTGATACATCACTCACAAATCAAAAATATATACTTGATAATCCATCGATTGATACTTCCACAATTAAAGTTAAGGTTAAAGCCTCATCAACATCAACATCTTCAGTCACATATAAACAAATTGACAATATTATTGGAATTACATCAACATCATCATCATACCTATTACAAGAAATTGAAGATGAACGTTATGAACTAATTTTTGGTGATAATGTAATTGCTAAAAAGTTATCAAATGGTAATGTAGTCGAAGTTTCTTACATTATGACAGATGGAAGAGATGGAAATGGCGCTTCCGAGTTTAGTTTTGTTGGAAATATTACAAATCAAGATGGAGGATCGATAAATCCATCTTTAATCGGTCTTGTAACCACGGAGGACAAATCAAGAGATGGTGATAATATTGAATCAATCTCTTCAATTAAATATTATGCACCTCGAATCTATTCTTCACAGTATCGTGCAGTTACATCATCTGATTATGAATCAGTTTTAGGTTACATTTATCCTAACGTTGAGTCTGTGACTGCTTTTGGTGGTGAAGAGATGTCTCCACCTCGTTTTGGTAAAGTCTTTATTACAGTTAAACCTCGAAATGGTGATTTTTTATCAGATGAGACAAAAAGAGAATTAATTCAAAAATTAAAGAGCTATGCGGTTGCTGGTATTGTACCAGAGTTTCTTGATCTTAAATATTTGTATGTTGAATTACAAGTTAATCCATATTATAACCCAAGTTTGAACGATGATCCAGAAAATCTTAAAACTGGTATTTCAAATGCATTAAGTCAATATTCAAGATCAATTGATGTGAATAAGTTTGGTGGTCGATTTAAATATAGTAAGGCGGTATCTTTAGTTGATAGTGTTGATTCATCAATTACTTCAAATATCACTCTTGTCACAATTAGACGTAATTTAAAGGCAGTTTTAGGTCAATTTGCTCAATATGAGGTTTGTTTTGGTAATCATATTCATAGTCAAGAGTCTGCATACAATGTTGTATCAACTGGATTTACAATTGAGGGTGTTGTAGGAACAGTTTATATGGCAGATGAAGTGGTTGATCGTGAAACAGGTCGTATGTTCTTCTTCACATATGAAGAGGGAGGAACTCCAAATATTATTAAGAAAAATGCTGGAACAGTTAAATATTTAATCGGTGAAGTTCTTATAGATACTTGTAATATCACCTCAACAGTGATTGCAAATGATGTAGTTGAAATTCAAGCAATTCCTCATTCAAATGATGTTGTTGGTCTTCGAGATTTGTATATTAAATTTGATATGTCAAACACAACAATTAATATGTTCCAAGATGTAATTGCATCTGGTGAAAATACATCTGGATCAAGATTACCACATATTCATAGTTATTATACTCCAACTTTCACTCGAAAATCAAATTCTCCAGTTTCAACTACTACTACATTGCTTCCATCATCAGCAACTGGCACTTCAACTACTAGATCAACTGGTGGAACATACGCATCAACAACTACAACAAGTACAACCACAACCAGCACACCTACATCATCGGGTGGTGGCGGTGGATCTAGCTCTGGCGGCGGATATTAATGATTGACACATCAATACAAAGAGTCGAAATTAATCAGGTAATTGAAAATCAGTTACCTGAGTTTGTGCAAACAGAAAGCCCACTTTTTGTGGATTTCATGAAGCAATACTACATCTCCCAAGAATATCAAGGTGGATCAATAAATATTGCTGAAAATTTAGATCGATATACAAAATTACAAACTTACGTTGGTGCTGCATTAACAGAATTTACAGGATTATCAACTGACACTCAATCTTTCTCTGATACGATATTCGTTGATTCTACAAAAGGATATCCAAATAAGTATGGATTGTTAAAAATCGATGATGAAATCATAACTTATACTGGAATTGGAACGACTTCATTTACTGGTTGTATTCGTGGATTCAGTGGCATATCAAATCTAGATCAACCCACCAGATCAGATCTTGTTGAATTTAAAACATCTGTTGGTGCTGCACATACTGGTGGAAGTAAAGTTCATAACTTATCAAATCTCTTTATTCGTGAGTTTTTCAATAAACTTAAAACAACTTATGCAAGTGGTTTTGAAAATCGTAAGTTAGATAGTGATATTGATCAAGTTAAGTTTATTCGTCAAATTAAAGACTTTTATCGCACAAAAGGAACTGAGGAATCATATCGAATCTTATTCAGAGCATTATATGGGCAAGAAGTTAATATCATCAAACCATCTGAGTTTTTAATTAAACCATCTGATGCTGATTATGGTTTTGGTCAAGATTTTGTCGTGAAACCAATTACAGGCGATCCAAGAAATTTAAAAGGATCAACTCTATTTCAAGATAAAGATGAAGATGACAATAATATTCAGGGTGCTTCAGGTGCGATATCAGATGTCAAAGACTTTTTGTATGGTGGAGAACATTATTATCAAATTACAGTATCACAAGATTCTATTGATGGTGACTTTGTAGTTCCAGGCAGAACTCGTATTGTAAATCCAGTTACCATCGGATCAACTGTTATGACAGTTGATACAACAGTTGGATTCCCGACAAGTGGTGTTTTGTCATTACCAACAGCAAGTGTTGCTGGTATTGTCACATATACAGATAAAACATCAAATCAATTTGTTGGATTACCTACAGCCGTTGATGCTTTAAACATCGGTGATGATGTAAGATATAATAATGTTGCATATGGATATTCCTTTGCAAATACCACAAAGAAAATTGAAGTTTTAATTACAGGTGTTTTAAAAGATTTTCCAATACCAGATAACACTTTCTACTTTAATAAAGGAGATAAAGTTAAAGTTGGGTCATTTGGTGTTAATAAAAGCACTGAAGATGCAAATTTCGGATCATGGGTTTATAACACAGCTGTTAGATTTACCCCAAAAAATATTACAAGACAATCAAGTAGTAGTTTTAATATTGAAATTTTTTCTGATCATGGATATTTGGAAGAGGATTCAATTGAAGTCTTGGATGGTCAATCAAATCAAATTGGAGTTGGTCGTGTTTTAAGTGTCATTAGTAGTAACACATTTATTTTAGGTGATTTACCTGGCGTTGGTGAATTTAATATTGCTTTTATTCGTAGAATTTTAAAGAGAGGTAATAGTTCTCTACATGACAACATCACAAAATATACAACTGATGTTCAAAACGTTTATGATCATGAGAGTGAAAATGCGTTTGCATTACCTCCACACCCTCACGCATACGTTACATCACCCTCAATACCAAGTTTAGGTAATGAACCTATCGTTGCACCAGATCGTTCTGTAACATGGACTGGCGCGACTGGTGGCGACGTTATACAGTTAATACAGGTAACAGAAGGTGCAGCTGATCATGGATTCTATTCTGGAGAAGTTGTTACTTATAATGTGATTAGTGGATTCTTAGGTCAATTAATTGATGGTAAAAATTATTATGTAAGTCGTGTAAGTTCAAATAATATTCGTCTTGCAAACTCATTGCC